AAAATCAGAAATCAAAGGGGGTATTAAAGACTTTTAGAAAAGTGAGGTGTGAAAATGGCTAAGGACGGTACAGCAAGAGGTGGCCAGCGTGTTGGCGCAGGAAGAAAATCAAAAGCTCTAACAGATAAAATTGCTGATGGCAGATTAAACGGGGCTCAAGTACTGCCGGAGCCAGCAGAAATGGAAGGCACTGATGTTCCTCCAGTAAAAGATTATCTAAAGGCGGCTCAGAAAAACGGTAAAGGCCTCTGTGCAGAAGATATTTATATAGAAACTTATAAATGGTTAAAAGATCGTAGCTGCGAAATGTTAGTAAACAACCAGCTGATCGAGCAATACGCCATGAGCGTTTCTCGTTGGATTCAGTGCGAGGAATGTATTTCAGAATATGGATTTCTTGCAAAGCATCCTACTACATCAGCAGCCATAGCATCACCGTATGTTGCTATGAGCCGTGAATACATGAAACAAGTAAATCAGTGTTGGTATCAGATATACCAGATTGTAAAAGAAAACTGCTCTGTAGAATTCGGTGGCAGAAGTCCACAAGATGATTTAATGGAGCGGTTACTATCTGCTAGGAAAGGAAAATGATAATGAAAAAATATAGAACTTGTGAAAGTGTATGTAAAGGTCATCCCGATAAATTGTGTGACCTAATCTCTGACAGCATCTTAGATGCGTGTCTGAGAAAAGATAAATCCTCTCGTGTGGCCTGCGAGGTGTTGGCAACCAAAGGACGTATCATTGTTGCCGGTGAGATTACCTGTTCAAAGAAAATTGATATCAAACGAGTAGTTCGTAATGTACTGACTGACGTAGGCTACAATCCAAGAAAGTTTCTCGTGTTTGTTTATGTACATCAGCAAAGTAAAGATATCGCAGGTGGTGTTGATAGAGCCTTGGAATCCCGTGAAGGCGATACTTCCTGGTATTCCATGCTAGGTGCAGGAGATCAAGGCACAGTTTATGGTTATGCCACCAATGAAACAAGTGAGAAGTTGCCGTTACCCCTTGTTCTATCTCATGCTATCTGTGAAAAGCTGGATAAAGTTATGAAGAGTGGTGTTATTAAAAACATCGGTCCAGATGGAAAGGCACAAGTAACAGTTGAGTATGAAGATGATAAGCCAAAGCGGATCAAGACCATTGTTGTTTCCGTTCAGCACGGTGTTGATAAAGACTTAAATGATTTAAGGAATGAAATCATCTCTCAGGTGCTTTGGCCTGTCTTTGAAAAATATCCATTTGATGATGAAACGGAGATACTCATTAATCCAAGCGGGCGCTTTGTGGAAGGTGGACCTGCCGCTGATACAGGATTAACCGGAAGAAAAATAATGGTGGACACATACGGTGGCATTGCATCTCACGGGGGCGGTGCTTTTTCCGGTAAAGACCCGACAAAAGTGGATCGCAGTGGTGCTTATATGGCAAGAGCCATCGCAAAGAACATTATTTGGTGTGGGTATGCAGAACGATGCCAGGTTGCCATTTCTTATGCAATTGGAAAAGCAGATCCAGTTGCTGTGGAAATTGATACATTTGGAACAGGTAAGGTTTCTGAAAGTATCCTTTGTAGTGCGGTTCAAGAAGTATTTAATCTTAGACCTGCAGCAATTATCGAAAAGTTAAGGTTGACTGATGTCATTTATGCGGATACTGCTACCTACGGTCATTTCAGATATGGATTGCATTCTTGGGAGTTTTTAGATTGCTATAAAGAACTAAGGGAGGCGGTAAAAAGGTATGTTGATTGAAAAAAAGAATACAAAAGACTTGCTTCCTGCTAAATACAATCCTCGTAAAGATTTAAAGCCAGGTGATGCAGAGTATGAAAAGCTGAAACGCTCGATTGAGCAGTTTGGATATGTGGAGCCGGTTATCTGGAATAAGGTGACAGGCAATGTTGTAGGTGGCCATCAAAGACTTAAAGTACTCATTGATATGGGTATATCAGAAGTTGAATGCGTCATCGTTGAGATGGATGAGGAAAAGGAAAAAGCCCTCAATATCGCTCTAAATAAAATTAGCGGTGATTGGGATAAGGATAAGCTTGCCCTCTTGATCGCTGATTTACAAGGTGCAGATTTTGATGTTTCATTGACTGGGTTTGACCCTAAAGAACTGGATGACATATTTAAGGACACACTTAAAGACGGTATTCACGATGATGATTTTGATGTAGAGGAAGAATTAAAAAAGCCAGCCATCAGTAAGCTTGGTGACCTATGGACTCTTGGTAGACACCGACTCGTCTGTGGTGATTCTACCAAGAGAGAGACATATGATTTACTGATGAATAAAAACAAGGCGAATTTGTGTGTGACAGACCCTCCCTACAACGTAAATTATGAAGGCTCTGCAGGGAAAATCAAAAATGATCATATGACTAATGATGCCTTTTATCAATTCCTCTTAGATGCCTTTATCAATATTGAAGAAGCATTAGCAGACGATGCCTCCATCTATGTATTTCATGCCGACACCGAAGGGTTTAATTTTAGAAAAGCCTTCTCAGATGCCGGTTTTTATTTATCCGGTTGCTGTATATGGAAAAAGGATTCCCTTGTACTGGGGCGTTCACCCTATCAATGGCAACACGAACCAGTGCTTTATGGTTGGAAGAAGAAAGGAAGACATCAGTGGTATACGGGAAGAAAAGAAACTACCATATGGGAGTTTGATAAACCAAAGAGAAATGGTGATCATCCTACGATGAAGCCAATTCCTCTTCTTGCCTATCCTATTTTGAATTCCTCTATGAGTAACACAATTGTACTCGATCCCTTTGGTGGAAGTGGAAGTACATTAATTGCTTGTGAGCAGTCAGAGCGTATTTGCTACACAGTGGAACTAGATGAGAAATTCTGTGATGTTATTGTAAAACGCTATATTGAGCAAGTCGGGACTTCAAAAGAAGTAAGTGTTCAAAGGGATGGACTCAGTTATAGATATGATGAACTCAAGGAAACTAATGAGTAAGCGAATGTTTATATAATTTCCCACCATATAATCGATAAAAAGCTTGATAAATAAGTGTTTTAGAGTGATATATGTACATACCAAAACAAAGGAGGTTTTGTACATGATCATTAAGTATAACGTAACAGGGTCAGAGCGAAAGAGGTTAGTCACAGCACTTAGCAACATCACAGGTGCTAAAGCAAAGTACCTTGGAATGCCCAGCATGGCTTATGAGGTGGATGTCATTATCATCGACAAAAATGGAAGCCTTGAATTTAGTGATAGGGCAGATAGCGAAGAAATCGAAAACGTGGTGCAGAGTTTAGCAAGCGAGGGTTTTATCGCAGAGGAGCCAATTGGCGCATCAGAGGGCAAACAAACCGCAGACAGCGAGGCTTTAAGCCTTTGCATATCAATGCCAAGGAGTAGCTTTACAGAAAAGGCACTTGAAAACCTAAAAGCGATTGTTGAGGCAAAAGGCAATCTTATCCGCCATGCACTTGAGGCAGAAGACTTACCAATTGAAATTTCTGAAGATGAAGTTTCATTTCCCTGGTTTAAAGAACTACCAACACCAGAAGAGGTTAAGGCTTATAACCATTTTATTTCTGGGCTTTGCGAGATGGCAAGAAACCAGAAACGCATTACTGCAAAAGAAAAAGAAATCCCAAATGAAAAATACGCATTCAGATGCTTTTTGCTCCGCCTTGGCTTTATTGGCAAAGAGTATAAAGAGGAGAGAAAAATACTGCTTAAAAATCTGACGGGTTCTGCGGCATTTAAAGGAGGAGTAAAAAATGAGGATAATCAGTAAAGAACAACTGCTAAACCTTCGTGAGAAGTACCCTGATGGATGTCGAGTAGAACTTTTAAAGATGGATGATATTCAAGCTCCAAAGATTGGCACAAAAGGAACAGTTGTAGGAGTTGACGATATTGGTTCTATTATGGTGCGTTGGGATTCAGGCTCCAGCCTTTCAGTAGCTTTTGGCGAAGACCTGTGCAGGAGGATTCACGATGACAGATAAGATAAAACAACAGATTCTTGCTATTCGTGACACAGGTGAAACCAATATGTTTGATGTACGAAAAGTACAGGAGATCGCTCTGAGGGAAGGATATGACGAGTTACTTCTTTACCTTGCAGATAACATTGGGGCTTATTCCCGTTTCATTCTGACCGGTAAGGAGGAATAAAGCCATGTGGAAAGAAGGTAGCATCAAAGTTCATGACAGCATCATCCATTACTGGGTAAAGTGCTATGAGAAAGGCTCGAAATTTGGCATTGACGAAGGACGCATCTCTAAGCTGATGCTTAAGCGTAACGGAAAGATTATTGCAAACTATGACCGAGGCTGGGATATTGAGCCTGTGGAGGAGGATGCAGAAATTGCGCTTGCAATCCTATTGTTAGAACACAACTAAATAGTAACAGAGGACAGTGCCAAAATTGGCTCTGTTTCTCGTATGGATAGAATGATAAGGCTTGCTTGATGCAGTTCTATTTTTATGCTTGTAAGGAGGTGACCGCATATTAGAAAGTTGAAGAAATATAAACCGACAGCTTTTATGGCAAAGGACTCTTATTACGATAAAGATTCTGCAGACTATGCGGTCAACTTTATTGAGTGCTTAAGCCATACCAAAGGTAAATGGTCAGGAAAGCCTTTTGAACTCATAGATTGGCAAGAGCAAATCATCAGAGATATTTTTGGAACACTTAAATCAAATGGATATAGACAGTTTAATACAGCTTATATTGAGATACCAAAGAAAATGGGTAA